TATTAATACTATTTATTTATAATAAAATGGCTAAGTATAAACAAGGAAAATACCTTGTGAAAAAACCTGAAAAATATACTGGCGACCTTACTCAAGTTTTTTATAGGAGTTCTTGGGAACAGCGATTTATGATATGGTGTGATACAAACAGTAATATCATACAATGGTCATCTGAAGAAACTATAATACCTTATAGGTGCGGCACTGATAACAAAATTCATAGATACTATATTGATTTTCAAATTAAAGTAAAAAATAAAGATGGATTTCTAAAAACATATTTGGTAGAAATTAAACCAAGCAAAGAAAGATTTCCTCCTGTTTATAAAGGCAAACAAACTAAACGATATATAAATGAAAGCATGACTTATATTAAAAATCAATCTAAATGGGAAGCTGCTACTCAATATGCTAAAGATAGAGGATATGAATTTATTATATTATCAGAAACCGAATTAGGAATTAAATAATGGCAGAGAAAAAACCAGCCGCATCATACTATGATGTATTTTCACTTAACAAGTATAAGTTACCTGAAATTACACAAAAATCATATTCTTGGTATACACAACAAGCACTATTATTGAGTAAACAAGGATTTACTGCCAAACGTGTAATTAATAATCCTAGTGGAATACATCCAGGTAAAGTTATTCCTGGAAAATTATATATGTTTGCTTATAATCCTAAACACAAAGCAACATTACCGTATTGGGATACATTTCCTATGGTGTTTCCGTTCAGTATGGTTAAAGGTGGATTTCTTGGTTTAAATATGCATTATCTTCCTGTACCTTTCAGAATAAAGTTACTTGATAGATTAACCGAAATAGATGGTAGTAAGAAGTATACAAAACGAGTTAAGTTACAATTATCTTGGGAGTTAATAACAAACTCATCAAGATTAAAATTACTTGAACCTTGTGTACACATGTATCTTAATGGTCATGTTGTTTCTCAGTTTAGGGAAATAGAAAGGGAAGATTGGGCAACCGCTATGATGTTACCAACTCAACAATTTAATGGTGCTAATAGTTCACAAGTTTGGAAGGATTCAATGAAAAAGGCAGGGTACATGTAATGGCAAAGTTACAAGATTTTATATCAAAAATTAAAACAAATGGGTTAATGCGAACCGCAAGATATTCTGTTATTTTTCCCACATTTGCTCCTAATGTATTAGACAATCTTATTGGAATGTATTGCGATCAAATTCAATTGCCTGGATACAATATAAACACTACACCTAGTAATACTTATGGCGAAACTCGGGAAATGCCATATGGAAGATTATTTGATCCAATATCAGTATCGTTTTATGTTGATAATGATATGAAAGTTAAAACATATTTTGATGATTGGTTGTTTAAAATACAAAACCCGCATGATAGAACATTCAATTATTATAATAAATTTACAGTTGATTTACAGGTTAATATTGAAGACTTAGAAAATAATATTAAATATTCATATGTCTTATATGAATGTTATCCCAAAACAATTGGTGCTATTCAATTAGATTATGCATCAAAAGATGTAATGAAGTTGCCAATTACTTTAGTTTATAAGTATTGGAAACCTAGACCATTAAATAATGAATATTTACATCCTGTTTATTTGAATAGTAATATAAATAACAATGCTAAAGCAGAAACATCAGGTGTATTTACAGGAAAAACTAATCCACTAACTATACAATATGATGCTTTACAAATAGCAAATATGGAGATAGCTGCAAGTGGCAACACAGGTGTTAAAATAAATCAAATAGGATGGTAATGAAATAATATTATGAAAATTGATGATAATTTAGACAATATATTTGACCTTGAACCTATAAATTATAAAGAAGTAAAGGAGATTAAACCTGCTCCTATTGTTTCTAATAATCCAGAAAAGGTTATAGACAATGACTATCAGAACGTAAGAGATAATCTATATGATTTACTCGATACTGGAAAGGAAGCATTGCTTGATATGCTGGAAGTTGCCAAACAATCTGAAAACCCTAGAGCATACGAAGTAACTGGTAATTTAATAAAACAATTGGCAGATATGAACCAACAGTTGCTTGATATACATCAGCAGAAACAAAAGTTGGATACTCCAAATAAGAAAGAACAAACAGGGAATGTTACGACAAATAATGCAATCTTTGTAGGATCTACAAATGATTTATCGAAATTTTTAAATAATATGAACAGCGAGAAATAATAATGGCATTACCTAAAAATAGTACACCAATTTATAATTTGACAATTCCTTCTAATAACAAGAATGTAAAGTTTAGACCCTTTCTTGTAAAGGAAGAAAAAGCATTATTGTTGGCTCAACAAAGTGAAGATGCTACGGTAATGATTAATACTCTTCAAAGTGTTATAAAAGATTGTATAGTAGATAAAATTGATGTATCTTCATTAGCAGTATTTGACCTCGAATATATCTTTACTCAGATAAGAGCAAGGTCAGTAGGCGAAGAAGTTGAATTGATATTCAAATGTGGTCATTGTGATGATGAAAAGGCAAAAGTAAAACTGACCTTTGATTTAAGCAAGATTCAAGTTTTCAAAGATCCAGAACATACCAATAAAATACCTTTATTTGATAATGTTGGTATAGTATTAAAGTATCCTAGCATCGATGTTATTAAAAAGTTAGATGCTTTAACTCAAGGAAATTATGATGATATATTTGGGGTTATTATTGAATGTATTGATTATATTTTTGATGATCAAGAAATATATTATGCAAAAGAAACTCCAAGACAAGAATTAGAAACTTTCTTAAATGACTTAAATTCTGCACAGTTTTCAAAGATTCAAAAGTTTTTTGAAACTATGCCAAAAATTAAACAAGATATAGATTTTATTTGTCCAATTTGTAATACGGAAAATCATACAACACTAAGTGGGTTATCTGCTTTTTTTTAATGTGCCTTAGCCACGAAAGTTTATCTAATTACTATAAGATGAACTTTGCATTAATGCAATATCATAAGTATTCGTTGGCTGAGGTAGAAAATATGATTCCATTTGAAAAAGAAATCTATGTCAGTATGTTAATAAATTACCTCGAAGAAGAGAAACAGAGACTACAGAGTAAACAAAATGGATAAAGAAGGTAATAAATCAATAGAAGCTATCTTAGAAAAGCAGCAATTAGATGGTGCTACGCATTTAGAGGTTTTAAAAAACATAGAATCAATTGCAAAAACAGATAGGATTTTGCAAGTTGCTCAAGTTATTGAAGAAAAGCAAATCCAAAATGATGAAGATGATATGCTTAATGAAGCAAAACATTTAAATGAAATTGCTACTACAATTAAAGATGCTATTGATGATACATATCTTCTTCAAGTAGAACAACTTGACAAACTGACTAATATTGAAAAACTTGCCGATTCTATTTTTTCTGGTAATACTAGTTATACTTCCGAAGAAAAATTAGAAAATGTAAAGCGAGAAGAAAGATCTATTTCATTACTGGAAGAAATTGCTAAAAATATTGGCTTATTAAAAGAACCAGAAAAAGAAGAAAAACCTGAATCTAGTGGATTTGGACTAGGAAAGTTTTTAACTGGATTGGCAATTGCATTAGGAGCATTACGAGGAATAATTGGTGCATATGTTAATCAATTTAAATTCTTCTTAAAGGGATTCACCTATTTTGTAGAAGAATTTAAAAAGGCATTTAAATTTTTAAATCCTAAATTATACGAAGATATAGCACAAGATATAGAAGCAGGTTTATCAAAAATAAGAAAGGTATTTTCTAGTATAGGTGAGTGGGTAGAAACTTCTATTAGTAAATTTAAAAAAATATTTACATTTGGTGAAGATTCTAAAATAGGAAAAATAATATCTGGATTTAAACAATCTATATCTAATTTTTTCGAACCTCTTGTAGAAATGTTTAAAGGTGAATCTAAATTAGGAAAAGTTGTTAGTAGTTTAAAAACTGCTGCGACTATGTTCTTTGAACCTTTTCTTATAGCGTTTGAAGAACTAAAGGGATTTTTTACGTCAGGTCCTGTAGGTACAATACTCAAAACCCTAAAAAATACCTTTGGATTTATAGGTGAAGGACTTGCTAAGTTTGGTTCTTTGTTTGGTAAAGTAGCAGGTATAGTTGGAAAACTGTTTCTTCCTTTAACAATTATAATGACTGCTTGGGATACTATTAAAGGAGCTATAGAAGGATTTGAAAAAGGTGGTATCATAGGAGGTATTACTGGAGCAATAAAAGGTCTAATTGACTCGGTTATTATGGCTCCATTAGATGCTTTAAAAAGTATAGTTTCTTGGATATCAGAACAATTTGGTTTTGATAGTATATCAAAGGCATTAGACTCGTTTTCTTTTGCAAGTATGTTTGATAGTCTGTTTGATACTATACCAGAGGCAAAGAAAGCATTTTTTGATAATATCAATAACGCATTACAAACTGTAGTTACTGACATAGGTGAATGGTTTTCTTCTATTGGAGACAATTTATTGTCTATGTTAGCAGGAATAGGAATACCTGAGTTTACTATACCTGTACCAGAATGGATGGGAGGTCCTATAAAACTTGGACCATGGTATCCGTTTAAGGATGAAAATGTTCCCGAAAATGTCCCTGAAAAATCTAATACAGATAAAAATAAACAGACTACTGCTGAAAATAAATCAGCAAAGGTATCTACAGAAGAAATAAAAGGTGAAAAATCTAAAGTTTCTGTTGTGGGTGTTAATAACGTTGTTCCAGAAGAAGTTTCTGCTAAAACAGGTACAAAATATATTCCATATAAGGAACCAACTAAACCTGGAGAACCAACTAAAGTTGAATCTGTAAAGGCAGAAGAAGTTTCTGCTAAAACAGGTACAAAATATATTCCATATAAGGAACCAAC